ACAGTTGGTGAAAACGCATTCGGAAATGGAGCAGTAGACTTAACACGTCCTATTCCTCTTATTTCAATTCGTTTAGCACCTGCAGTTGACTCAGGTATAACTGGTGCAGTAGGTGAAAGAGAAATTATAAATCGTATGCAAATGAAGTTAGATTCGGGTGCTGTCACAACTTCTAAATCAGTGAACGTGTTTTTCATTCTAAATGGAAACCCATCTAAATTGACTTTTGAAAAAGTTCAATCTCCATCTTTATCTAATTTAATATCCCATGATACAGGTGATATTATTGCAGGTGGAACTGTTATTTTCTCAACTCAAGCTTCGGCTGGTTCAACAAACTTCGATATAAGTGGTTTGATTGATATGGGTAATTCGATTTTAGGTGGTGACTCAGTTTATCCTAATGGTCCAGATTTATTAACTATTGCGATTCAACCAACGGATACTTCTACGATTACACAAGCTTCACCATTAGTCGTGACAGGAAAATTATCTTGGTCTGAATCTCAAGCTTAAAAGGAAAGATACAATCCTATGGCTTACTTGGGTAGAGATCCAATACATGGCAATTCTGAAATGCAAGTGTTTGCTCCGAATGGAAGTTCGACAACATTTGCTTTAGATTTTCCAATTGGTTCAGCAGGAAGTATTCTTTTAATTAAGAATGGTTTAATTCAAAAACCAAACACAGATTACACAATTATAAATGGGGGTACTTCTATTTCCATAGAAGGTGCTGCTCTTTCATCAGGTGTTAGTCTATTCGCAATTTATCTTTCAACACAATATCTTCAAAATACAATCCCTGACAATTCAATCAGTGCTGACAAACTTTCATCTACACTAAGAGGTAAATTTCCTAGTGATGTTGTAGTTCCAGGATCTGGTTCAACAGCACTTACTTATGGTGTTGGAAAATATTTCATTTTAGGAAATGACACTAGTTATACTTTAACATTACCAGCTTCTCCTGCGATTGGAGATATGTTTTGGATAAGTAGACCAGCAGGAAGTGGAGTTAGTGCAATTACTGTGACTATCAATACAAATTCACAAAATTTATCAACTGGACAAGGTACTATCGTCACACAAAATAGTGCTACTGCAACTATTTCATTAGCAGGATCATCATCATTTACTGATAATGATAGAAAAAATCGTTGGTTTGTGTTTGTAGGAGTAATTGGTGGTACAGATTTTGGTTGGTTTCAATATAAAATTGATGCTTTTTAATTTTTAATTTTAATAAATAGGTATAAGAAATGGCACAAATAACAGACTTTTTTATAGATCAAGGATCAGATTGGTCTGCTATTTTAACGTTTAATAATACTGATGGAACGCCAAGAGATTTTACAAATTGTACAGTTTCTGGGCAAATGCGAAAAGGTTATGGTTCAACGACTTATACTGCTATAACTACTACATTTGTTGCTCCAAATACAAGTGGAAAAGTTAAACTTGCACTAGCAAATGCAACTTCAACAGCAATGAAAGCTGGAAGATATGTGTATGATGTTGAATTAATAGATTCATTCAGCTTAAAGAGTAGATTAGTTGAAGGAATTATAACAATAACACCAGAGGTCACAAGGTAAATGGCTGAAACATTAACTGTAAGTGTAGATTCACAAGGTAGTACGATTAGTCCGAGTAATACTACTCTGACAACTTCAACTACAACAGCAGGTGGTGGTTCAACGATTACGACAATAGGAATTCAAGGAGCATCAGGAGCAGTTGTTCCAATAAGTGAAAATGTTCAAGTTGATATAGTATCAGAGGGATTAAATAATGGTTCATTATTAGTTTATAAAACAAATACTTCGAAATGGACAGCAACTAAAACATTAGATCTACAAATAGTAGACAGTGGCGAATTTTAATAGGAGAAAAAAATGGCATCAATTATAAGAATTAAACGTTCAACGACAGCAGGTAATCCCGCAACACTTGCAGCAGGAGAACTAGCATATTCAGGTCTTGGTAATAACGACTCCAATGGTGGTGATCGTCTTTACTTAGGACTTGGTACAGAAACAAACGGAAATGCTGCGAGTCACTTAGTTATAGGTGGAAAGTATTTTACAGATTTATTAGATCACACTCGTGGTACATTAACTGCATCATCTGCATTAATTACAGATTCAAATAGCAAACTTGACAATTTAAAAGTAGATAATCTAGATCTAAACGGAAATACAATATCTTCTACAGATGCCAATGGAAATATTGTACTTGATCCGAATGGAACTGGTTATGTTTCAATTACTGGAACAAATGGACTTATAATTCCTGTTGGTACTACAGATCAAAGAGCACCATCAGTACAAGGTGCAGTTCGTTATAATACAGATACATCTTCTTTCGAAGGATATACAGGATCAACTTGGGGCTCATTAGGTGGAGTTAAATCAGTTGATGGTTTAACGTACATTTCAGCTGAGAGTGCTCCTGGAGCTTCAAATGACACACTTTCTTTTGTCACTGATAATATTGAGAGAATGTCTCTTGATACTGACAGTTTAGATGTTGCATCTACAATTTTAACAACAAATATTAATTCAACTTTAACTTCAACATCAACTACAACTGGCGCATTAGTTGTTGATGGTGGTGTTGGTATTGCTGAAAATTTAAATGTTGGTGGTGTAATCAATATTGATAATTTAAGATTAGATACAAATACATTATCATCTACAGATTCAAATGGAAATATTATACTTGCTCCGAATGGAACAGGTGATATTCAATTAGATTCAGACACAGTAAGAATTGGAGATAGTAATGCGAATGCTACTATAACTACAAATGGAACAGGTGATTTAATTCTTAATACAAATTCTGGTACAACTACAGGTTCTATTACAATTGAAGATGGTGAAAATGGTAATATAACTTTAGCACCAAATGGTACTGGTAAATTAGTTTTAAACAATCCATACATTAATGGTACAACAGACACTCTTGCTGAATTCATTTATGATACAGTGGGTGGTGCAGTCACTTCAGGTACTGGTATTACTGTCACAAATAATGATGGAGGAAATACTTCAACTGTTAATATTACAAATACAACTGTCACTGCTGCTTCTTATGGTTCAACTACAGCAATTCCTACATTTACTGTAAACGCACAAGGACAATTAACTGCTGCTGGCACAGAAAACATTTCAACTACATTAAATATTGCAGGTGATACAGGAACAGATGCGATTGCTCATTTAACAGATACATTAACATTTACTGGTGGTGAAGGAATTGATACTACTGTCACAAATAATGTATTAACAATTGCAGCTGAAGATGCTTCTACATCCAACAAGGGTGTCGCTTCGTTCAATACAGATGATTTTAATGTCACATCTGGTGCAGTTGAATTAAAAGATACAGTTGTTAAATCTATTACTACAGATTCTGGTGCATTAACTCCTTCTACTCATGGAATTTCTATTCTTGGTGGTGAGGGAATGGATGTATCTCATGCTAGTTCAACAATTACTATTGCAGGAGAAGATGCTACAACTTCTAATAAAGGTATCGCTTCTTTCGCTTCAGCTAATTTTGATGTCACATCTGGTGCAGTTTCTACAAAAAACATTACACTAGGAACATCAACTTTAACAAATGGTTCAACTACAAATTCTCTTGCTGGATTACAACAATTAGATGTAGATAATTTACAATTTAATGGTAATTCAATTATTTCAACAGATACTAATGGTGGTATTACACTTGATCCGAATGGAACAGGACACGTTTCAGTTAGCAGTGCATTAATTAAAGATGTTGCAACTCCAGTTGATCCAACTGATGCTGCAAACAAAGCATATGTTGATGCTGTTGCTGAAGGATTACATATTCATGCTTCAGTACAAGCTGCAACTACAGCTGTAATTACTGGTTCTGTGACTTATGATAATGGTACAAGTGGAGTGGGTGCTACATTAACTACAGATACACCAATTAACACATTAGATGGTTATTCATTAGTAAATGGTGATCGTATATTAATTAAAAACCAAGCAAATACTGCACACAATGGTATCTACATTCGTACATCTTCAACAGTATTTACACGTGCTGCTGATTTTAACACAGTAGCTGAAATTGCATCTGGTGACTTTTTATTCGTATCAAATGGTACAGTGAATGGAAAAACTGGTTGGGTAAATACATCTAAATCTATTGAGGTTGGTACAACTGCTGTTGTATTTGAACAATTTTCAGGAGCAGGAACTTATATTGCTGGTTCTGGATTAGCATTTACAGGAAATACGATTGATATCGTATTACAAACATCTGGTGGTCTAGAAATAGTTTCTGACGAATTAGGATTAAAATCTACAACTGCTGGAAATGGTTTAACTTTCTCATCTGGTGTTCTTAATATAGGTGGAACTACAGATCGTATTACAGTTAATAATGATTCAATTGATATTGCTTCAACTTATGCTGGACAAAATACAATTACAACATTAGGAACAATTGCTTCAGGTACATGGCAAGGTACTACAATCGGCACAATTTATGGTGGTACAGGAAATACATCATATTCAATTGGTGACTTATTAGTTGGTGCTGCAGACAATGCTTTAAATAAATTATCAATTGGTACAACTGGAAAAGTATTACAATCAAATGGAACGACTTTAGTGTATGGTGATGTGGACGGAGGAACATACGCATAATTGATATAATATCTTAGATTATATAATCTACTAACAAATAGGAGACAAGTATGGCTAAGAAGAAACAAGAAACTGTTTCAGATATTATTGATAGAATAGAAGAAGATTTGATGACTCTTCGTGATAAAGTTGAAGAACTTGAAAATCACGAGTGCGAGGAGGACGAAGATGACTCAGAAGAAGATACCGACTGGGATGAAGATTCTGACTCTACTAGCACTGAGGAAGATGAAGAATAAACAAAATAAAAAAAAGAAAAAATAAGGAAACTAACTGATGGCGACAATAATTAAATTAAAAGGTTCAGCAACTCCGAATCTTGCGCCATCAGTTAATGATTTAAGTTATAAAGAAGTTGCTTTAAATTACGCAGACGGAAGATTATATTACAAAAACGCTGCAGGACAAATAGCATATTTTAGTGCTGGTGCTACAGCAGGTGGTCAAGAAGGACAAGATGACGATCTATTTAATCAATTAGCGTTTGCAATTAAATTTGGTGCATTCCCTTTAGCTGATTATGGTAATATAACTGACCCAACAAGTGATGCTTTTGGACAAGTAGTTTTATTTACTTACGATAATATGGCAACAGAGGGATTAAGAATTATTGACAACGAAGGATTAGTATAAAATGCCAACACAATTACAATTACGAAGAGGGACAACAAACCAACATAACACATTTACAGGTGTTGTTGGTGAAGTCACAATTAATACTACAAAGAAAACAGCAGTCGTACATGATGGATCAACAGCAGGTGGTCTTGAATTACTTCGTGCTGATATGTCAAACGTATTCGCTTCAGCAACTCCAACAATAACTTCTTTAAACACATCAGGTGACGTATCTGTAGGTGGTAATTTAACTGTCACTGGTACAACTACATTTAATGGTGGCACTATCACTATGGGTGATGCTGACACTGATAACGTTGTATTTGGTGCTGATGTAAATTCAAATATATTACCAAATACTGATAACACATACGCATTAGGTAGTTCATCTAAAAAATGGTCAGACGTTAGATCAGTTTTATTAACTACAACAGGTGATGCTACAATCGGTGGTGATGTAGCTATCAATGGTGGCGATCTAACAACTTCTCAAACAACTTTCAATTTATTAAATACAACAGCAACTACACTTAATGTGGGTGGTGCTTCTACTGCAACTGCAATTGGTGCAGCAACTGGAACTACTACTATTAAAGCAGATTTAACAGTTGATGGTGATGTTCAAGTCAAAGGTGGTGATTTAACTACTAACCAAACTACATTTAATTTATTAAATACAACAGCAACTACTTTAAACGTAGGTGGTGCAGCCACAACATTAGAAATTGGTGCTGCCACTGGTACAACTAACATCAATAACAACTTAGACGTAGATGGCGATGTTAATATTGATGGTGGTGACTTAACAGTATCAACTACTACATTTAATCTTGCTAATACAAATGCCACAACATTGAACGTTGGTGGTGCTGCTACATCTTTAAATCTTGGTGCTAATTCTGGTACAACAACAGTAAATAATAATTTAACAGTCACAGGAGATTTAACTGTAAGTGGAAATACAACTACACTTAACACTGAAACATTAGAAGTAGAAGATAAAAATATTATAATTGCTAAAGTTGCATCACCTACAGACACAACAGCTGATGGTGCTGGTATTACAATTAAAGGTGCGACAGATAAAACATTTAATTGGGTAGATGCTACTGATGCATTTACATCAAGCGAACATATTGAAACTGCTGCAGGAAAAACATTAGCATTAAGTGGTTCAAGTTCAGGTAAAACAACATTAAACGTTTCAGCTGCTGCTTCAGGAACTTTAACACTTCCAGCTGCAACTGATACATTAGTTGGTCGTGCTACATCTGATACACTTACAAATAAATCTATTTCTTTAACAACGAATACAATTACAGGAACAACTGCTGAATTTAACACTGCATTATCTGATGATAATTTTGTCACATTAACTGGAACAGAAACATTAACAAATAAGACATTAACGACTCCTGTAATATCTTCTGTTTCTAATAGTGGGACAATAACTATTCCTACAGGAACGGATACTTTAGTTGGTCGTGCAACTACAGACACATTAACAAATAAGACATTAACGACTCCAGTTATATCTTCTATTTCTAACAGTGGAACATTAACTTTACCTACTTCTACAGATACTTTAGTTGGTAGAGCAACTACAGACACTTTAACGAATAAATCAGTTTCACTAACTACAAATACTATTACTGGTACATTAGCAGAATTTAATACTGCATTATCAGATGATAATTTCGTTTCATTAACTGGAACAGAAACATTAACAAATAAGACTTTAACATCTCCTGTAATTGGTTCGATTGTAAATACTGGAACTTTAACATTGCCTACTTCAACTGACACATTAGTTGGAAGAGCAACTACAGACACTTTAACAAATAAGACTTTAACATCTCCAGTAATATCTTCTATTACAAATACTGGAACATTAACATTACCTACATCTACCGATACATTAGTTGGTCGTGCTACAACAGATACACTAACGAATAAGTCAATTTCATTAACAACAAATACGATTAGTGGAACAACTGCAGAATTTAATACAGCATTGAGTGATGATAATTTTGCCACATTAGCTGGAACAGAAACATTAACGAATAAAACATTAACTACACCAGTAATTTCATCAATCACTAACACTGGAACATTGACATTACCTACTTCTACAGATACATTAGTTGGTAGAGCAACAACAGATACATTAACGAATAAAACATTAACATCTCCTAAAATTGGAACTAGCGTTCTAGATACAAATGGAAATAGTTTATTATTATTAACAGCAACAACTTCAGCAGTAAATCAATTAACACTTGCAAATGCTGCAACAACAAATAGACCTACTATTTCTGCTACAGGTAGTGATACAAATATTGGAATTAGTATTACACCAAAAGGAACTGGAACAATTGTTGTAGGAAATTCAATTGTACCATCAGGTGATAGCACAATGGACTTAGGAACATCTGCTGCTAAATTTAGACACTTATATCTGGATGGTTCATCATTCTTTATGGGAACAACAAAAATTACAATGCATAATAATGGATATTTTGTATTTAATAGTAATTCAGCTAATAGTTATCCAGAAGGAAGTAATGTGTCTGTTGCAACTGCAACAAATGGAATTGCCGCAACTAATGGCACTGCTGCAGCATTCGCTATTGCCCTTGGAGGTTAATTATGCCTGTCTCTACAAGAGAAGGACTTAAAGATTACGCACTAAGAAAACTTGGTGCACCAGTTGTAGAAATTAACGTTGATGATGGTCAATTAGAAGATCGTCTTGATGAAGCATTAGAATATTTCAATATAAATCATTGGGATGGTTCTGAGCGTACTTATGTTTCACACTTAGTCACAAATCAAAATATTAGTGATAAGTATATTCCTGTTGCTGATATAGTTTATGGTGTGAATAGAGTGTTCCCTATATATGCAGGGTCATCAACTAGTAAAAATATATTTGATTTACAATATCAATTAAGATTAAATGATTTGTATGATTTAACATCTACTTCAGTTGTTTATTATACAACAGTAATGAATCATTTACAATTACTTGATACAATATTAAATGGTCAACCTATGTTTCGTTTTAATCGTTTAACAAACAGATTAAATATAGATATTAAATGGGGAACTGCAGTAAAAGCAGGTGACTATATTATATACGATGGATATAAAGCAATAGATCCTGCTTCATTTACTAAAATGTACAATGAGCCATGGTTGAAATCTTATACCACTGCTCTTTTTAAAGCACAGTGGGGAACTAATTTAAAAAAGTTTTCAGGATTAGAACTTCCTGGAGGTGTGACACTTGATGGTGATAAACTATATGCTGAAGCAAAAGAAGAAATTAAAGAATTAGAAGACATATTAGTTGGAAAGAATGCACCATTAGAATTTTCAGTAGGATAAACAAATGTCTAGAAATGTTTATTTTACACAAGGAACTGCTAATGAGCAAAACCTAATAGAAGATTTAATTATAGAATCTTTAGGAATTTATGCTCAAACAGTTTATTACATACCAAGAAAATATGTAAATAAAGATCAAATTCTTGGTGAAGATACATTAAGTACATTTAATTATGCTTACCCAGTTGAAATGTATTTTGAAAATGTAAAAGATTATGATGGAGCAGGCTCTTTCGTAAGTAAATTTGGTTTAATGATTGAATCATCAGCTACATTAGTTGTAGCAAGAAGAAGATGGAATCAATTAGTTGGTCAATATGGTAATACTATTTTAACAAATCGTCCAGTTGAAGGAGATTTAATTTATTTTCCTTTAACTAAAAGTTTATTTGAAATAAGATTTGTAAAAGATAAAGATCCTTTTTATCAATTAGGAAAACTTTATACTTATAAATTACAAGTTGAATTATTTCAATATTCTTCTGAAAAAATTGATACAGGTGTACCTGAGATTGATGTATTTGAACCATTAAAAACATTCAATACTGATCCTGCACGTAATGAAGTAATGTATGTAAATAGTATTACATTTACAAATCTTGGTGCAGGTTATGTATCAGCACCAACATTAACATTTACTGGTGGAACTCCACTTACAAATGCTACAGCTACTTGTACTATATTAGATGGTAAAATAAATAGTGCTACAATTACGAATGTAGGAAATGGATTTAAGAGTGTACCTACAATTACAATAAGTGCACCAGCAGCTGGAGGAACTCAAGCTGTTGCTACTTGTACTTTAAATATGAATATTGATAAGCAAGGTGGCTTTGGTGATAACGTTTCGGTTAAAGTTGAAAGAGACGTAAATAATAATAAAGTGGCATGGTCTGAAAATAATCCATTTGGAGAATTTTAATCATGTTAAATAAACCACCATATTATCACGAAACAATAAGAAATTGTATTATAGGATTTGCAAAAATATTTTCAGATCTTAAAATTGAAAGAAAAAAAGCAAACGGAACAGTAGAACAAACGTTATTAATTCCGATTGCTTATGCTCCGAAAGAAAAGTGGATACAACGTATAGAACAAGATCCTACTCTTTCGAATCAATTGATGACTACTCTTCCTCGTCTTTCTTTTGAAATGACTGGATTAAATTTAGATGCAACGAGAAAAGTTTCACGTATGGCATCTATTGAGAAGAATAAAGCAGTTGGATCTGGAGTAAATACAGCAAATAGAGTATTCGCTCCTGTACCATATAATTTAGATATAAATTTATATTGTATATCTAAAAATACAGAGGATGGTTTACAAATAGTAGAACAAATTCTACCTTATTTTACACCAGAATTCACGATGAGTATTCAATCGATGAAAACACCTCTTGATATTGTCACTGATGTTCCTATTATTTTAAATAGTGTGACATTTGTAGACGAATATGATGGTACTTTTGAGACACGTAGGTTTGTGACATGGACATTAGGTTTTCAATTAAAACTTAATCTTTTTGGATATGCAAACCCAGATGGTAAAATTATATCTAAAACGATTGTTGATATTGGCAATCCAGATAGACAAAACACGATAATAGCTAACCTAAATACAGGTGGAATTACGAGTGAAACATGGGAAGATATATTTAAAACTTCCGAATACGATATAACATAATAGGAAACAAATATGGCAAAACAAGCAATAGGAGTTGGTTCATCGCCGAATGACGGAACAGGTAATACTTTACGTGATGGTGGTGTAAAAATCAATTCTAACTTTGACGAATTGTATAACGGACTAGGTGGAAGCACTGTACGTATTGCAATTCCATCATCATCAATTTCAAATGGTGCAACACTTAAATTTGATGGAACTAATTTCGTACCAAACTCAGATATAGATACAAATACTACTTATGCTATTAGTTCAGAAACAGTGACAAGTGGTGCAAAAGTAAGATTAACAGGATCAGATTCTTCAACTGATGATATATCAATTTTAACAGCAAATGCTGGACTTACAATTACTCGTACTGACGCAAGTACAATCACTCTTACAAATAACAATCCATCTCCTGTCACTTTTTCTTTAAGTGCTGAAGCTATTCAAGCAGGTCAAAGAACAATTCGTTTAACAGGATCAAATGCTTCGTTATCTGATATTGCTCTTATTGCTGGTACTGGTATGACAATATCAAATCCGACTGCTTCATCTATTACTTTAGATTCTGCAATCGTTTCAGTGAATGGTGCAACTGGTACAGTTATTACAAACAGAACATATTCTTTTGGTGGTGGTACATCTAATCATTACGTTGTGACTGGTCCAGGATTGCCTACAGCTGGATCAAATGACCCAGATATTATTGCTCAAAGAGGTGAAACTATAAGATTTACAAATACACGTTCAGGACAAATTTTAGAAATACTTGATACTTCAAATGCTGCTCCTGCAGGTGATTATATTTCATCGCAAGGTTCATCAGCTAATATAGCAGATCAAAACCAAACGATTACATTTACAATACCAATGTCTGCTTCTACAGGAAACACATTTAAATATCGTAGTCAAACTGAGCCTGCGAATATGTTAGGAAACATAGTAGTTATATAATAAAGGTGGATAGGGCTTATGCCTACAAATTTTTATAATGCAAATACAGCACTTAAAGCTGTTGGTGTAAAAGTAAAATTTACAAAACAAGAAGTACAAGAATTTCTTAAATGTAAAGAAGATCCAATTTATTTTATAGAAAATTATTGTAAAATAGTTTCATTAGATTTAGGATTAATTCCTTTCGCTTTATATGATTGTCAAAAAGAAAAAGTAAGAACAATCATGAATAATCGTAAAGTGATTTTAATGGAAGGAAGACAGCAAGGAAAAACTATTACTTCTGCTGCATGTATTGTACATTATACATTGTTTAATGATAACGTCACTGTTGGTATATTAGCAAATAAAGGAAGTACCGCAAGAGAAGTTTTAGATCGTTATCAATTAATGTATGAAAATTTACCTTTATGGTTGCAACAAGGTGTTGTGACTTGGAATAAAGGAGATGTAGAATTAGAAAATGGTAGCAAAGTATTTACTTCTGCTACAACACCAAGTGCGATACGTGGTAAGTCAGTTAATTGGTTATATATTGATGAAGCTGCAATTATACCAAATCAAATCGCAGAAGAATTTTTTACTTCAGTTTATCCTACTATTATGGCAGGAGAAACTACAAAAATATTATTAAGTTCTACTCCATTAGGATATAATCACTTTTGGAAATTTTGGAATGATGCTGTAAATGATAAAAATGGATTTAAAAATCTTTTTATTCCTTACGATAAAATTCCAGGAAGAGATAAAGCTTGGGCTGAAGCACAAAGAAAATTACTTGGTGATATAAAATTTAATCAAGAAATACTTTGTGAATTTTTAGGAAGTTCACTTACACTTATTAATGGTGAAACTTTAAGAAATTTATCTCCTAAACCATTCATATATTCTAAAGATGGTTTAGATATATTAGAAAAGCCTGAACCTAATCGTAAGTATGTAATTGTAGTTGATTTAAGTAAAGGAACAGGAAGAGATTATACAGCATTTAGCATTTTTGATATAACAGAAATGCCTTATAAAGTTGTAGGTAAATATCGTTCGAATACAATTAGCATACTACTCGTTCCAAGTATCATAGATAAAATTGGAAGAGATTATAATAATGCTTTTGTGTTAATTGAAATTAATAGTGGTGAAACAGTTCCCTATATATTACATAATGAATTAGAATACGAGAATATTATCTTTGTTGCAAGAGTTAAGAATGAAGGACAAAGAATTACTGGTGGATTTGGTGACAAATCAAGTGCACTAGGTGTCACAACTGATGTATCTGTAAAAAGAAAAGGTTGTAGCATATTAAAGAATTTAATTGAGAATAATAGTTTATTAATATTTGATTCAACTATTATTAGCGAATTAACTACATTTATCAGCAAAAATGGTTATTTTTCAGCTGACGATGGCTATACTGATGATCTAGTGATGACGTGTGTACTCTTTGCTTGGCTTACAGCTGACGTATATTTTAGAGAAATAACGGACGTAAATATAAGAAAAGAGTTATATAAAAAACAAATACAAGAGATTGAAGAAGAGTTGACTCCATTTGGCTTCTTAAATGATGGAAATGACCGAGAAAACCCTTCGAATTTTTGAAAAAACTAAATAGGTAAGAGAAATAGCACGTTTGTCAAGAAACGTGTCAATAATTAAAGAGGAGAGAGCAAAATGGCATTCCAATTAAGTCCAGGAGTAATTGTCACAGAAAAGGACTTCACAAG